TACCCCGACCGCGACGCTGCCATCCGCGCTATTCGTACAGGTGTGAGAAGGGTATCCTGGCAGGAGGGTATAGGAGGGGTCAGCGACAGTGGGGGGGAGGTGCAGCCATGATCGCCTTCGTCCTCATCGTGGGCGTCCTACTCATCCTGTGGCTGTCGTCGGCTATGCGCCAGGTGGAGCGTAGCAACGAACAGGTCAAGGCCGAGGTAGAGGCGGCGGGCCACACGTACAACCCCGCCCGCGCAGGGCAGCCGTTGCGCGACGGCTGCATGTTGATGATACTGTCTATTGTGTTTGCGATCGGCGCGGTGACGCTGCTCGGCGCACTGGTGCCGCTACCGTGAGTGTAGCCCCACCTAAGACGTGGGGCTTTTGTTATTCCCGCTACGGCAATATCTCATTGTTGGCCTTGACGCGCATATCTGCCAAAAACGACAGCAGCCCATTGATTTGCGCCTGGCTTAAATGCGGCACTAAATCCCCGGCCACCACGCGCACGCTGTTGTCCGAGTAGCGCACCTGCACCGAATATTCAGCGTGCGGGCTTTCGTTGCCTGTCGGGTCGGGTGAGTAAAGTTGAATAGAAATATCCGAAACGGCGACGGGAATCCTAACTGCTTCTTTCGGAAAGGCCATGCGTTACTCCGATCACGTATTATACAAAGCTAGGTACTTGTAGCCGACACCCGTTACGTTGACGCGCACCTTGCCGTAATAAGTGCCGACAGCCGCAGTGTCGATAGGATTGCCCGCGCCGACCGTAGCAGTGAACTCGATAAATTCTTCAGAGAGATCGGCTTGATCCAGGATCAACACGGGTATAGCTGCGGTCGTGCTGGCCTGGTCAATATGCAGTTTGCCGGATGGGGCCATTTCGGTAATACCCACCCGCTGATTCGCCAGATTAACGCCAAAAATATTGCTGACAAACCGCTCGCCAAACCGCATGACGCCGCCGTTGATGTCAAACTTGCCAATCTTGCCGCCGCCCTGCGTCTCCTCGAATTCAAAATAGCCTGGCCCTGATGTGCTATCGCGAGAGATGCGAAACGCACCTTCTGAAATATGGAGGCGTTCGGATGGGTTGTTGGTGTTGATGCCAACGTTGCCGCCGTCCTCGACGAAGATCGCTAGGTTGCCGCCATCATCCTCCAGTCGCAGCCCAGAGGCCGTCAACGCACGGATGATGTTGTACACGTCGAGCCGCCCGCCATCCAGCACGCGCAGCACCACCGTCGCCCCGTCCAACAACTCCACCACGTCGCCTGTGCCGTCCTGCTGCACGCGTAGAGCGTCTTGGTCGTCGCTAGCGTTGTCCTGTGTGACCGCAAAGACAGCCGAGTTGGTAGACGCCGCGGCTAGGTCTCTGTATACCTCTAGCGCGTAGCCCGTCGAGGCGATGCCTGACACACGCTGGCCGCCGCTGCGCCCGGCTAGTTTTACATAGGCGGCATCGGTCAGCGCCTCTATACGCTGCAATGCCGCCACCTGCCGCCGCAAGTCATCCAGCTGGCGCATGATCTCATCTAGATAGTTCATACTGTGCCCGTCTCTATGCTAATCGTCTCCGCCTTTTCGCTGCCCGGCGCAAAAGTCACGTTGACCGCGGTGATCTGCTTCGTGGCGGTCACACCCTGGTAATAGCCCGTCACCAAATCGCCCAGGAAATAATGCACCCCGTACAAACTGCCCGGCGTCTGGATTACGTCCCATGTCAGGTCGTCTTTGGCGCGCAGTTCATCCAAGCGCACATCGCCCGCCGCATACAGGCCCGCGGTACCGCTGTATTGCGAGGCTGGATAAAACGTCTCGGCGCTGCGATAGGTGGCGTTATAGTTGGCGCCTGTGCGTGTGACAAACGTGCGGTCGTCGTCTGTCCCCTGCCCGCCGACAATCGCGACGGTTTTTTCGTTCAGCCGGTTGCGCCGAAACACAGGGTTAGACATGTTGCCATAGTTGAGGGCAAAGGTAACGGTCGTGCTGCGGTCGTCCCCCAGATAGTTGTCAGTGCGAAACTGCCAGGCTTGTGCGCCTGTGCGCACCAAATAAAAGTCACGGTTGCCGATACGCGCCACGTCCTGCAATGCTTCCAGCAGCGGCTGGTGCGCACAAGCAAAGGTGATCGTGTTGCCGCTGGTATCGTCGGCCTCACAGGTAATGTTGGTTATGTCCGTCGTGCGGATGCGCCCGTTGGCCGTGGTTGCGCTGCTGGTGGCGTTGTAGGTGACAAGATTTGTCATCACCGTTGAGGCCACAACCGCCGAGAACAAACTGCGGTTGGCTGTATTAGCGGGCCATGCCACGACTACCCGCGCCAGCAAATCCATTTGGCCGGGGCAAATGGCGCGGAAGGTACTGTTACCATCGTCGTTGGCGCTGCGTTCCTCATCCACAAACAGTGCGCTAAATTCCTCGTACCAATCAATACTGTTGGCCGCGTCGCGCCGCCACACCTCGATTTGACCGTCTTGTTCTAGGTCGGCAATCGCTTCGTGGTCGGCGTCCAAATCGAACGTCAACAGCCCCACCGCGTTGACCTCTTTGCGGTAGGCGAGTTGGCGAAAGCCATTTTCTTGGCCCGTCAACACGCGTTTGGTGATTCCGGCGCGTGTCTTGATGACAATTGCGTAGTCTACAGCCATATTAGAAGCTCAGGTAGCGATTAGTGATTTCGACCGAAAATTGCGCGTCTGCGGTGGTGCTTCCCAATGTGAGTGTGATAACGTTCGTGCCGCCTGCCGCCGTGGGTGCGGGCGCAATATAAAAACTTGCCAGGCCCACAGGCGAAGTTGTGACGCTGCCCATTGCGTTGTTGCCCTCCGTGTCGGTTAGTGCCTTGTTGCCGTCGCGCAAATCTAAAATATAGCTGGTTGTCCCGCTTAAACTCAGCCCTGTTAGGTCAATTGTGTCGCCTGTGGTCTGGTTGGTGATGACCACATCAGCCATTGGCCCCGTCAGGGTAATCAGCGGATATACCGGCACATCGCCATCGTTGACGACGTTGACGCTGCCAAATGTGTTGGTCGTGCCGAGATTATTAGCCAGCATATGCACGCGCAGGGCGATGATTTGCGCCTCGGTTTGGTCGCGTATAATCAGCGCCTTGCGAAGTTCCGGCCCCCAATTGCTAGAATCGTATCTCCAGCGCCATCTGCCCCCGCTATCCAGTCGCGTGCGCCCCCCACCCACGGCATAATGCACGATTGTGCCCGCGCTGCCATACGTCCACATGCTATTCGTTGTGTTCTGGATAACGTGGTAATTCTCGGTGGCGCTGCCAGGCCACAGGAAGCCCACCCCTGAATTAGTCATGCTGTTGAACATAAATCTACTTGCGGTGTAGTCGTAAAATAGACCTGCGCTGCCCAGGTAATCGGCCCACGCGTACTGGTCAATCGTTGACGCGTCGGCTGTGTGCTTGGCTGTGATAATGGCAACCGCCCACGGCGTCCCCGCATTGACCGCCAAAGTTGTACCCTTATAACCGACCCACGGTTGCGCCGGTGCCGGATACTCGGCAATGGAGATGATCTGCGACTCGCTAATGGTGCCGCCCGCTAACCACCAGGGGTCAGCTGACCCATAGTCGTAGGATGCCGACGTAACACTATTGGATTTCCACGTTGGGTCAGCCGCGCGCAATTGCACGGTCGCCCGGTGCAGGTGACCCGCGCGTTCCTCCGGCACCAACTCGATCTTAATTTCGCCCACTGTCCGGCAAACCAGCGTGCGGATTTCGCCATCATCGCGCTGCACAGTCAAAAACGTGCTAATGTCAGGCAGTGGATTAAAGGCGCTTGTTAGAGTTTGGCGGTAGCTGTCCAGCGTGGAATCGCTCGACGCATAAAACAGCAGATTTAGCGTCACCACCCGCGGCTGCAAACGATAGCCCAAATCGGTGACGCCGCTTTGCAATGGGCCGCTTTGCGAGTGGCGAACAACGGGCGCGCCGCTAAGCCCTTCTGCCGATTCCAGCCAGAAAGGGCTGCCATTGTTGAGTTGCGTGGTCGTGCTGCCCGTGGAGGCGTATAGAGAAAATGCCATAGCTAATAGCTCGTATAACGATTGGTGTAGACGATACTGATTTGTGTCGCCGTGCCAATGTTGGTGCCGTAGGTGGCAATCGTATTGACGCCGCCCGGCGCAATCGGATTAGGCGCTAAATGGAAGTCTCCAAGATCGCTGTCATCAGTCAATTCGCCGCGCTTGTTGACGGTGCCAGCGGTCACAGTTTTGTAGCCGTAACGCGTGTCGATCACGTAAGTGGTTCCCGCGCCAATGGTGATGGTGCCAAAATCCAACGTGTCCCCTGTTACCAAATTCGTGATGACCGGGCTAGTGATTGGCCCGCGAATACTGATGATCGGAGATTCCGGTAGATCGCCATCGTAGTCAACCGGTGCCACCTGTCCCACGGTGCCGCCGTTGATGTTGTTCATATAAGCGTTGAGCGTGTCTATTTGCGCCCCGGTCAGGCCAGGGCTGTATAGCGCGTAGTGCGTAATTGTGGCACCCCATCGTGACCCCGCCGAGTTGAGATAATCAGATCGCCACTTGCGCGCCGTGCCCGAAATCGGCACGCTGCCAATGCCAACGTACATGTAATAGTTGCCGGTAAAAGCGTCTGTTCCGTGGATGACGCCACCGGTACCGGTGGTCATCTGCGCCGAGCCATCATGCCGCCAAAAATAGTTAATCGTCCCCGATGGCATTATGGTAGTGCCGAGATAATAAGCTCCACCATAACCGGCCCCGTACTGCGTGTATCCCACTACGTCCAGCGCCACAAAAGCTAGGTCAGATTCACCCGTTCCAGTGTTGTCCACGTGAAACGCATAGGTTGTGGAGCCGGAACCAGTCGTTTGCTGCCCCCCTCGAAAGACAAGCGTATAAGAACTTGTGTGCGGGATGGTGCCTGTGTAGCTCCATGCCGCCCCTTGCGCAGGCGTGCCGCCGCTCATCATCACTTGAGCGCTGCCAATGGCCCCGCCCGCCAACCACCAGTTTTCGCCCGTTCCTGCCGTTCCCGTGACCGTGATTGTGCCCGGCACCGTCTCGTACCAGGCCGCCTCCGGCGCACGCAGGCGCACCGTCGCGCGGTGATAGTGGCCCGGCCTGTGTTCCGGCACCAAATCTATTTTGATTTCGCCGACCGCATAGCAGTCTAGCTGCCGTACCTCGCCATCGTCGCGCGTCACACGCAGATAGACGGGTGTGCTAGTCAACGGCTTAAAAATGCTGACCAGCGTGTCGCGGTGCGCGTCTAGCGCGGCGTCTGTGTCGGCACGAAAGCCAATCACCAACTCGACTTCGCGCGGCTGCAAGCGGTAGCCCAGATCGCTGTCCCCATGCTGTGTTGGCCCCTGTGCGGTCACACGGCGCACCGGCGCACCGCCCATGCCGCGTGCCGACAGCAGCCCAAACGGGCTGTCGTTGCTGAGGGTGACGGTCGTGCTGCCGACGATGGCTTGCAGGGTAAAGGCCATTAGATGCGACTCCCCGCCAAGAACGTGTTAATGGTGGCAATGTCACTGCCCCCACCCGCCACGGTGACGTTAGCCGTCATGTTCTTGGCACGCAGTTCGTTGATGAGAATGAGTAGCAATTCCTCGATGCGCGACGTACTCACCGCGGGCTGTGACGCCCCCGCGCCCGCGGGCATGTATGCGGCTTGCCCCGCCGCCATTGAGGTGGCGGGAATTTGGCCCATAACGTTCTCGACATACGGCAGCCACTTTTCCGCGCCGATGCCAAAGCCCTCCATGACGTAGCCGCCGAGCTTCTCCATGACCTTGCTAGGGCTTTTGGTTTTCATCTCGACCTTGACGGTCTTGGTCAGGTCTTTGCCCCAGACGCCGTTCCACCAGTGCATAAAGTCAGACCAAACGTCCTTCATGCCATCCCACAGACCGCGCACCACGTCGCGCCCCCTGTCTACCCAGGGGCGAATATGGTCATCCCACCAGTCGAGGATTTGCCGCCACTTTTCGACAAACCAGTCTTTAATATCGGTGAAATAGCGCTTCATCCAGCCGACCCAGACGCTAAACTTGCTGTCGGTGACGGCTAGCCAATCACTGATATTCTTTTTGATTGGCGACATCCAGTCGTTGAATACCTCGACAATGCGGTCTTTGATTTCCGAAAACTTGGCAACGACGCTGTTTTTCCAGCCGGAAACAATATCCTTGACGTCCTGCGTCCACTCGGTGAATTTGTTGGTCAGCCACAGTGTCCACACGGTAAAGTCGGCTTTTAACTCGTACAGCCAACTGCGCACCGGGAAATAGATATTGTTCTTCCACCCGCCATTGGCCCACCATTTGAGGTAGTCCATTGTCTTTTCGAATGTGCCCTTCCAGATACCTGACTCGTTGTAAAACCAGTCAGACAACCGTTGCAGGGTGTTGCGCGTAAACGTCTGGATGCCCAGAAAATCATTTTGCCAGGCCCAGCGCAGCGCGGCCACGGCTGCAGTCACCGCGGCAATCGTGCTAATGACAGGCCACAAGGCCGCAATCAGCCCACCCAACGCTGCCAGGACGGGGCCAGCCAGGAGGATGCCGATAGCGGTTAGCACATCTTTAAAGCCCAAAAATTGTGCAATCGACTTGGTAACAGGTGCCACCGTGTCAATAAACGAATCTACGAACTGCGCAATCAGCCCCTTAACCTGCATCCCGATTGCCCAAAACTCTTTGAGCCGCTCGACAAATGGCCCCATGCCTTTGGTTACGGCGTCGCGCGTGGCGGTAATCCAGGCGGCCATTTGTTCCGCGACTTGCCCGAAAAAGGCGACGATGCCAGGCCCGTAGGTTTGCGCCAGTTGCGTGAAGGTTTCGACCAGCGGACGCAGCACCGGCAAGAACTTCTGCCCGATGCTAATACTCAACGTTTCAATCACGCCCCAAGCAATCTCCATTGCGCCCTTAAACGTATCCATACGTTTGGCGGCAAGTTCCTCGGCGTCTACCTTGCCGATTTCGCCTTTCATTTTGGTAATGATAGGTGTGCCGCCCGCGGCGATTGACAGCGCGGTACGCATGGCGTCGGTGCCGAAAATGGTAGAGGCCGCTTCAATTTTCTGCGCGTCACTCAGGCCGCCAAAGGCCGTTGCGAGCAAGGCGGCGCGTTCCTCGGCGGACTTGATAGCCCCCGACGCGTCGAAGAACTTGCTGGTGCCGTCTGCGGTGGCAAGCCCTAACTCAATCATCTTGCCTTCGGCCTCGGCGGTCGTGGGCACTAGGCGCTGAATATACGTTTTCCAGCTAGTCGCCGCGTCTGACCCAGAGTTAAACGACGTGGCGGTTGCTGCCAAGTCCGCGTTAAAATCCTCGAAAGCGACGCCTACCGACCCCGCCACACCGCCCGCCTGCCCGTAGGCCAGGGCCATGTCATTGATGCTAAACTTAGACGCCACCGTGACCCCGACAATCTGGTCAACGGCGCTTTTCATGTCGCCCGCTTTGATATTAAATTGCCCCATCACATCGGTGGCAATCGTCGCGGCGTCGCCAAAGTCGGCGGCAGTAGCATTAGCTAGGAGTACCGTTGCCTCGGACGCGCCACCCATGATTTCAGTGACGGATAGGCCAGCCGTACCGAGTGCCATAATCGCGTCAGTGGCTTCGCCCGCGCTGACCTTGAGCTTGGGGTCAAGCCCCAAATCCATGATGTGATCGCCCAGCGTGGCTGTATCTTCGGCAGTTAGCGACATCATCGCCCCGATGTCCGCTACGCCCTGTTCAAAGTCAGCCGCGGCCTTGACCGTCTTGCCGATGACCGCGCCAAAGGCCACAGCCCCCGCCACGCCGACCGCAAACGCCGCCTTAAACGCAGTGCCGAGCGCGGCACTGGTCTTTTCCAGCGAGGACATATCCGACTTGACGCTGCGCAACCCCTTCTCAAAGTCGCCAACGTCAGCCCCGATTTTGGCAAAGAAACTCGCAATTTCTGTCGCCACTACTCACCCCTTTATCGGGTTATGCTATGATAGGCTTATCACCCGCTACCCACATAGGAGGCCGCATGAAATTCGCCAACATGATTCTGCGCATCGATGTTCACGACAACCGCATCGAAATCCGTGACGGTATTTGGCCCCTGCAAAAGCGCCGGGTCATCCCCTACCGCAACATCGCGCTGATTGGCGTCGGGCAATGGACAAAGCGCCTAGAAATCAAAACCAACGACGGCAAGACATTTAGGTATGCTTTCTTCAGCAGCGGCAAAACGCGCCGCTGCCATGATGCGATTGTGGCGCGCATGTAACTAGCGCCGTTTGCCGCCCTTGCCGCTGTGCCCTTCGGCGCGTTTGCGCTGCACGTCGAGTCGTTGCTTGACCTTATCGAACGTGCCATACAGCGCCATCTCCAGATTGCTCATCGGCATGTCTTGCCCCGTAACCAGTTTGGCGACGGTCATGTGTAGCCGTTCCGCGTTGGCAAACAAAGCGTAACCCTCGCTAGGTTTGGCGGTCGTCGGGTTGGCCGGGTCAGGTGGTTCTAGGAACCACCACCAGCCAAAGGGCTGTCACCTGCCTCTTGCCCCATGCCGCTGATCTCAAAAACTTTCTTGCCGATTTCCGACACCACCAGCGGGTTGGCCTGACCCAACAGCGCCAAATCTTCCAGACTCAACTGTGGGTTGACCAACCCCCGATGCGCGCCATGCACCACCAGCAGCAGTTCATTGTCGCCAATCGCGGCGCGAATCTCGTTCATTTCTGCCAAACCCAGACCGCGCACCTGCACCGTCCCTAACCCGTCTATTTCCAAATCCTGCGGCTTGAGTGTAATGCCCGCCAAAAAGTCGGCTTTTGTTAGGTATGCCATAATTCCCCTTAGACCAGTGCTGAACTACCGTTAGACTCAAACGCATACTCAATATCTGCCTTGCCATCCACCGCCATCGTCGGGTTGTAGCCGGTAATGACCGCCGACCCGATGTTGAAATACTTGGCGGTGCCGACATACAGGCGCAGCCCGACAAACGTGCCGTTTTCAAACGCGGTAATCAGCGCCGATTGCGCTGTGTCCGAGTCGTCAAAGCTGCCCGTGAAGCTGCCCGTCGCGTCCTTAATCGAAGGAATACGCGTGCGGTTGTTGTTACCAAAGGACGTGGTGTCTACGGTTTCCAGAGACTTGTCTAGACTCCACTCCGTCACCCACCCGACGAGGGTTGTGCCCCCACTGACCAAAACCACTGATCCCGCTGTACCGCTATAAGGCCCTGCCATTTGATACCCTCCTAGTTAGCAAACAAAAAGCGCAATCGTCACACGCCTGTTTGCGTCTGCTGATTGCGCCTTTGCGCCTGCTATTGAGTTGTCCTACGTGTACCCTAGTCCCAGTAATCTATGCGATAAATGCCGCCCGTGTGCGAATAGCCCTTCTCGTCGCGGTACTCAAAGCGGCTTTGTCGCCTACAACGCAACAGGGTTGCGCCTGTAATGGATAGTGGCGCATCCTGCAAGTGGTTATGCGCGGTCGCATAAATGGGATAGGCTTGCGCGCCCGGATAAGCGCGGTTACTCACAACTTTGACAATGTAGTCCAACGACTCGCCACGTGCGCCAAACGCATATTCGTCCCCGCTGGCGGCGTGCTGAAACACGATATAGGGCGGATGCGTCTCTTGTGGGGCCATCATGTTATAGACGTTGACGCTGCCCGTGATGGCGGTGCCACTGTTGGTCGTGTAGGTATATTGCACGGTGCCAAGCCGCCCCATGAGCGCGCTGCCCACCAGCGCAAAGTCATTTGCCATTGCTCACCGCCTTGCCCAGTTCTTTACGCATGTCCGCCTCAACTTGGCGCATGGCGGGCAACAGATAGGGCGTGCCGCCGCGCTTGACGCTGCCCAACTCTACCGCCGCGCCATACTCGACACTCGGCCCCACATAGGCAACGGCGTCACTGGTCGGCATGGGCAGTGGTACAAAGTCGCCACTCTCGAGCAGTTGCACGCGCCCCGCACCATTGCGCCGGTTGCTGCGTTGGATGGCATTGGCGCGCGCATCGTCAAACTTATTGCTGCCCTTGAGACTGGTGTAGATGCTGGCCCGCAATGCCCCTGTATCCACCGGCGCATTGATTTTAGCGCGCCCCTCGACCGCAAACGCCACCTTTGCCACGGCTTCAGCTACGTTGCCGTCCAAGTTTTTGATGATGGCGTCTAGCACCTTTGTGTCAAGCTGCATACTGCGTGCCATTAAATAAAATTCCCGTGGGCGTGTTGCGCCATCAGCGGCGTCAAGGTCGTATTGGCAATATGCCCGCGGCACATTAACCGGCAAGTGCTGTCGGTGGCGCAAGGCCCGCCGCTGCGCGCCCACACCTCAGCAAAACTCTCCACACTCAAATCGCCTAGTAGGGCGTCAGGATGTTCGCGCTTGTTGGTGCAGCGCCACACCTTGCCGTTGGGCGTAATGACTGTCTGCAACGCCGACCAGTAGCACGTTGGATAGCCATGCCCGTTCCAGGTCTGATATTCGCGAAAGCGGGCAATGTCCACCTGCACAAAGCTGTCCCCGGCAAATTCGTTGAGCCAACCCACCGCCCAGGTGATCCATTGGGTATCCTCGGCTAGTTCGCCCGGCGCATCCTGTCGATACTGGATGGTTGGCCGAAACTGTACATAATCTACGCCCAGGCTGCGCCCCAGCTTGACCATCTCGCGCACCTGGTGATAGTTGTGCGGGTGCAGCAAAAAGCCTACGCCGATGGTCGCGTTCCCGTCCGCCTCTACCAGCCGCCGCACGTTGGCGCATACGGCGTCAAACCTGTCCACACCCTTGCTGGCCTTATACGTTTCTGACGTACATTCGTCAAGCGAAATGTAGACCCAGGCAAAGGACTCTTTGAGTAGCTTGGCGCGTGTGTCGTCTATATGCCCGCCATGCGTGTACATGCCTTGTTCCAAATTCATGCCTGCCGCCACCGCCACAACGTCGTTAAATTGCGGGTGCAGCGTAGGCTCGCCGCCGCCTGTCCAGGTAACAGACTTGACGCCCGTGGCGCGCAACTGCTCCAAGATGCTCATGGCTAACGGATAGTCCATTAAATCGCCGCCGTCTATCGCGCCGTGTGGCTTGCCGACCTTGCCCGCTAATGGCCCGCGCGTGTGCGTGTACGCAAAGTGGCACCAGGCACAGCCTAGAGAACACCTGTTCGACAGGTCAATCTCCACGTTGACAGGTGCAGGACGTTGCCCCTGCTTAATCAGGTCAAGCGTCGTCATGTGCTGAAACAGTTTGGCGCGCGGGTCTATAAAGGTCGTCATCGCCGCCACCTCCGCGCAACATCGCCCCACGACGGCACGGCCCCTTCTCGCGGCCATTCGGCCAACCGCCACACCGCCAACGTCAAAATAACGCGCGCCCAGACCAGTTCCAGCGCCTCGTTGATGCGCCAGTACAACCAGTGGGCAAGACCGCCATCTACGATGTAGTAATACTCTGCACACGCAGCTACATCGCGCACAATCGTACGGCGCAAGACCAATTCGCCTAGCTGTACAAGTTCCCCGTCCATCGCGATGGCATAATCCGGCAAGATGTTGAGTGTCCTATCGCTCACCAGTACGATAGGCGGCCCCTCGACTAACTTGGCATCAGTAATATGGCGATAAAAATGCCCGTCCCCCGTCTCGATGAGTTGCTCAGTGAGTTGTAACATTCCGGTCGCGTTCATAACCCCGCCCCATTCCGCACCGCCTGGATGCGCTCGGCGGGATAGTCAGGAAAGCTGACGTTAGCGCGGTAGCCGTCCAGCAAGGCGACGTTTTCCGTCATCAACCAGCCCTCGCGTTTGGCCTGTTCCCAAAACGGCGTGCCGGGCTGCGGTGTACTGGTCGAAAGCTGCCACTTCTGGATCATGCCGCGTCGTATCCATTCTTTCACGTCGGCAAGCGTGGCGCGGTCGCTTTCCGCGGTGCTGCCCATCGCGCCGACTTGGATGGTGGCATACGCCCCAATCCCCGCGTCCTTGAGCCATCCGAGAAATGCCTCTGTCTTGTCGCGGTGCAAGGTCTTTTTGATGGCCTTGCCCACCGCCTCGCTGGTAGATTCCAGCCCAAAGCGGATTTGACGATAGCCCGCACGCTTGGCTAACTGCACCAGTTCGGGCGTAAATGTCCACATGCCACACATGGCGTCGTATTCGTAGCGGTTGAGTCCCCGCGCGATCAGCGTTGTGCAGAACTGAGCAAACCACTCGGCGTTAGCGTTGTGCGCTTCCTCGTTAAAGTAGCATCCTCGAAAGTTTGGATACTTTGCCGCCAAATACTCTATTTCGTCGCACACGTCTTGCGCGTCGCGCGTGCGGTGGCTTCTGTGGCTCTTGCCATGCCCGCCGTAATAGGTCGGCACCACGCAAAAGGTACAGGATAGCGGACAACCACGCGTTGCATAGAGTTGAATCATGGCAGGCGGCGCGTAGTGGTTGATCTCGTAGTAGCGGCTGCGGTCTATGTCCTCATCTTCGGGCCACGGCAGCCAGTCCAGGTTAATTAGCCCCGCCTCGGTGCGCGCTTCTGCAGGCACATCTACGCCCAACAGGTTCAACACCCTCAGTTCGTACTCACCACGTACCACATGCTCCCAGCCGTCCAGATAAGCGCGTTCCGCATCGTAGCCGCCCATTGGCCCGCACAGAATAGAGGTGCGCGGCTTGACGGCTTGCAGTACCCGCGTCATGGTCGGGTAGGTCAGGGCGCTGCACTCGGTAATCAGCACGTCGGGCTTGAGCGCGCTTATCTCGCGAATGTACCTGTCCCCGTCCCACCCCTCCAGGTTGCCATCTAGCATGGTGACGCTTTGCCCCGGCAGTTCGCGCTTGAGCAGGGCAGATAGCGCGGCCAGTTCGTAGGGATAGAACGCAAACGGCTTTTTGCCGGGTACGCCACTGTCCCAACGCGACGGAAAGAGAATGACTTCCTTGCCGCTGTCTAGGATGCCAGGCCCGTTGGCGATTATGATATTCATGAGCGCACCGCCGCATATTCGCGCAGGAACAATTCGCGATTGTGCGCGTTCTTGCCCGCAAAGTCTTGGACGATGGTATAGCGTTGGCGCTGGTCGAGGTGCTTAAATGGCAAGTCTCTATCTTCCACTAGCCCAAAGCCCCGTTGCCGCGCCGCGGTCGAATAGGCAACGTCCTCGTAGTCTGACCCTAAGAAACGTTCGTCCCACGGTGCCCATGCCGCACCATGCACGCACACGCACCATCCCTCGAGGTATGGAAAGCCTAGCTCGTCTTTCATCAGCGGCCCGACCAAATCGCCGCCGCCGTAAGCCTCTAGCAAATGCGCAAATGGCCCGGTGCATAACACGTCGTTGGACAAGACAATGTACCAGTCGGCGTCTATATATTGTTTGCCGCAATTAATTGCCGCGCTATAGCATAGTCGCTCGGTACGCAGCAATGCCGCATCAAAGTTCCAGTCGTAACTGCCATATGGCACCTTACTGGCATTATCCACAACCGTGACAAGGCACTCAGGCTCATGGCGCTTGATGCTCTCCACCAGCGGCTTGGTGTACTGTTCCCACCCGTCAATCCCCACAATAATGGCGGCGATGCTCATGCCGTCACCGCCTCTGGTGTTAGCGGGGCGACACGGCGCTTGGGCTTGGCTTGCGCCAGGCGTTCGGTGTCGTCGCGCAATTCCTGGGCGATGTCGCGGCTGCGTAGTTCCTCGTTCAGCACGTCTACAAAGCCCTGGGCGTCGTCTTGGACGGGGTGCGGTACTTCTACCCCACCCACCGTAAAGCGTGTGTCTAGCGGTGGCGCTTCGTTGGCGATGCGGGTCACGAGCGGCGCCCACTGGTCACGCACGATGGCGTCCCAATCGTATTCGTCGTGGATGGCCTTAGACGTTCGCAGACGCTTGCTGATCGGCCAGTCACCGCCGCACACTTCCCACGACTCGTACAGTCGCTGCATTTGCTGCACCATGTGGCGCGCACTTGGCAGGGCTTGGAACGCCATCATCGGCGTGAGTACCATCTCCTGCACGTCAACCAAATGGCCCCACCGCACCAGTTCCGGCATGGCGCTAAAGTTGGTCGTAATCACCGGGCAGCCGCACGCCTGCGCTTCAATCAGGGGAATGCCGAAGCCCTCGGACATGCTGACCTGCAACAGCACATCAGCGGCGTTAAAGACCAAGCTCAGGTATTCCGGCGGGTAGCCCATCGCGTTCTTGTAGCGGTCTACGAAAATTGTCTTTTCGCGGATGCCAAGCATTTGGGCATAGCCCATCAGGTCAAGCCCGCCATACATGGGCGTTGGCTCGGTGTGCAGATACAGGCGCGCGTTGGGCTTGTCTTTGGCAAACTCTGCCCAGGCGCGAAGCTGCCCCTGGAACCACTTGCGGTCTGGAAATCCCTTATTAGCGCTGACCATCACCGACAAATGCGCGTTGTCTATGCCTGTCAAACGGCGCTTAAACTCGGCAATCTTGGCGCGGTCGGGAATCACCTTGTAGATGGTCGGCTCCACGCCATGCGGGATATAGTGGTTGGCTACGCCCGCGTCGGTCAACATCTTGTGTCCCCACTTGGCATACGTTAGCGGCAAATGCGCGCCTGCTAAACAGTCCAACACGCGCTGCGGCACAGGGTCATGATCAATAGGGAGCCACGGCGTCCAGAGGGCGGGCTTGACCTTGTTGACGGTATCGTTCATCACCCACACGTCAATCAGCGACACCAACCAGTTCGCGCCCCAATCGCGCATGTGCGCGCCAATCACATCGTTGCCGTAGGGGTCGCCCACGCCGGGGTAACAATGGAAGCCATTAAAATTCTGTGTTCCACCGGCTAAACCATACCAAAAAAAACCAGCGATGTTGCTGCGCCCTTTCTCACTGCCTGGTGTGCCGCCAAATTCTGGCAACTCCGCCAAACGTGGCAAGAGGCTAGCGCCTTGAACTCCATACCCCGAACGCGCCCAGAAACTATTGGAAGAGTAAAGCATGCGTAATTTGGACATTATTGCGCCCTCCGCGCCTGTGCTAAAACGCCTATCTGTGGTACAATTACACCTGTGGAACCAATAGAAATAGCCGAGCGACGCTGGTAACGTCCCCGGCTTTGGCCGAAAGCTGAAAGGAGCTTTTCGACATGAGTGATCGTATCATACGTTGCGCCTGCGGTTGTAATCAGCCCGTCCCCATTGCCAAGTTTCCAAGCCAACAACGCAAATACATTAGCGGCCATCAACCCGCTGCCACTCGCCCGCTTGCCGTTCGCTTCTGGGAAAAGGTAAGCAAACGCGGCCCCAACGATTGCTGGAAATGGCAAGGCTCGCTTGACCGCAAAGGTTACGGTCAAATAAAGCTGCATAGCCACCAACGCGGTAGCGCGCACCGTGTTTCCTACGAACTTCATTTTGGACCTATCCCCGACAACCTTTTTGTCTGCCACCGTTGCGACAATCCATCCTGCGTCAATCCCGCCCATCTCTTTTTGGGTACAGGTAACGACAACCTGCGCGACATGCGCGAAAAAGGCCGTCATTCGCATGGTGAAACGCACGCCCATGCCAAATTGACCGAAAAGCAGGTTGACGAAATCCGCGCTCGTTATGCGGCGGGTGGTATTCTGCAACGTGAACTCGCTCTCGAATACGGCGTCACCGAAAAGCATATTAGCCGCATCATTAACCGTGGTCAGTGGAATACTTAGGCCCATTAGCCTCTGGCCTCTTCGTTATGGGCGGTCAATTCACAGCGCACGCAAGTTTGCCACATTTCATCGTTGTTGACGCGCATCACTTCCCACGTGCGGCTGTTGTAGCGCAAGCGGTCTTTGGCGGTGACGTTCGTGCCCACCGGGAACGTCGCAAACCAACTTGTTTCGCTGATCACCTGCGCGCCCGCTACAATCTCACTCGCACCGCGTCGCACCATCGGGGAAATGCGCCCTACTGCGGTGCCGACCGCGGCCCACACTTCGCTGTAGCCGCCCTGCCCATCGCTGGTATAGGTATAGCGTTCGATGACCACCGTACCGGGTTGGGCTAACTCTTGCGTGGCGCGCATCCACGTTAGGTCGCCGTTAGAAATCAACACGATTTGACCTCACGCTTGACTCAGGCCATTCGCTTTCGTTCACGTCGTTGCGCCCCAGTCGTGCCGTACTCACGCCGCCGCTGTTGCTTTGGCTGCGCATTTGCCGGGCCATGTTTAGGTACTGCGCAACGCGCTGGCTGTTCTTGAAACTGGCCCCGTCCGCGCTAAAGTCGAACTGGTCGGCGACGTGCGCGGCCTTTTGCTCCCACACACGCGCCGCCGCCTCATACACGTCATAGCTGCGCCCGGTCACATAACGCACGCTGCCCGCCTGGTCAGCGCCAAAGCTCACACGTCCATACTGGTAATCGATCGTGTAGTTGGCGGTGCCGATGCGCGCCCCGCTGCTATCGCGCAAGTAAAAGATTGCCGTGCCGCCGGTGGTTTGCTCCCACCACGCACGCGGCAATCTGTACTCTTTGTACTCGGTCGTGCCGCCACTGTTGACGGTCGGCACCACCGAAACGGGTTCGTCCCAAACCTCTACGCGCACGCGGTCGAGAATGGTCTGCAATTGATCGTCAGACCACATAGACACAGAACCGACCGTATAGTCGGCAGTGCCGGTGTTTGCCAGTTGTCTTACCTGGCTGATAATGTCAGCCATCCCAGACCGCGCGGCCATAGTGATTTATCCTTGCCCGTGTACCCACTCGATGATGATCGAGAACTCGTTCTCCGAGATCGAGCCAATCTTGCCAACCTTGACATTGAGGTAGTCCCCGCTATCCAGGCCGTTGCTGCTGATCGTCATCGCAGCCGGGGCCACGGTGACGCCCGCGGTGCCGCCCGCGGTGCCGATGCTGGTTGTAGCCGTGCCCGCTGCGCCCGCATCCATCAAATTGAATGTCACATAGTTCGAGCCGTTGGCCACTACTGCGGCGTTGGCCGCAACGTAAGCCGCCTTGACCGTCAACCCGCCATAGGGCGCACGCAGTACGGGGAAAAACGTAGTTCCGCTGGTTGCACTGCCTGCGACGACGGTGACGTTCGTCACTTCATGGTTATATCCTGCAAGCATTGTCATTCCTCCTAGCTCGGCTCGCTGGCGTCAGTCGTAAACTTGACACCATAGGTAGAGCGCACCAGCCCGTAGCCGTAACCCGCATTGATGTTCAGTTCCCAAGCGCGGGCGCTGGCGTCGCGTTCCGGCTCCATGCGCACCGGGCGGCGAGTGTCTAACCAAATGGCGTTACGTGTGAAGATGCCGCCGACCGCTGCCGTGCCACTGGTGATGTTAGATGAGGTGAAAATGCGCACCCCACCCAGCAAGCTCGTCACGTAGTAATCGCGCAGGGCTTGGGTGGTCACGTCGGACAGATTCGGGTAGGTCGCGGCAGGCTTGCCGAGTTCCAGCCAGAGATCATGCCACTGGTACGGATGCAAGACGGCTACGGGGTTGCCATCGCTGCCCTTGCTGTTGTTGCGCACCACCGCACAGCCCGCGGCAAAGTTCTCGAAGGTGGCAGTACCGCCGCCCCCGTCGCCCTTGTCCGTGCTGAAGCTGGAGAACAGCCCCACCAGGTCGGTGTCAATCTTGGTCGCGACCGACATACCCAGTTCAAACTCGGCGTCAGAGCGCGCCCCGTCAGGGTCGGTTTCCATGTCGCGGTCGGTGAGTACCACCTGGGCGGCAATTTCACCCGGCGAAATGGTTGCCAGGGTGGACTTGCCAAAGGTGGTGGGGCTGTTAAAATCTTCAGTCTCGCCCACACTCACCGCGCTCACTTGCGGGCGGATGGAGACATTGCGATCCATCCACCCCGTCGCTGATTTGTTGGTAATCAGCCCGGTCATCAAATTAGCTTCTCGCGCCACAAACATCGCCCGTTCGTAAATCGTGTTAAACAGGCTGTTGAGGTCGGAGAGTTGTGTCACTGCCATAATTACCCTCCAAAGATCGTCGGCTTGCTACGCCCACCGTCAAAATAGAATTTGCGTAGCTCCTCATCGGTTTCCCGCTGCGCGCCGTTGCGCGCCGGGTTGCTGGCCCCATTCGCCGTTTGGCGTGCCGCTGCGAGTTTGCCGAGCGTTTCTAGGGTTGCCTTTTCATCATCCAAGTCCAGCTTGGAGAGATCGAGCAAGCCTGCAACGTCCGGGTCTACCCCCGCTTTGGTCGCCAGTCGCACCAGTTTGGCTTCCCGCATCGCCCGCTGCGCCATACTATCGCTGTCCGCGGCTTTGCGTTCGGCCTCGGCTAGTCGTTCGGCTAGCTTCTGGGCCTCGCTCTTTTGCGCCTCTTGTGCCTTTTGGTATTCAGTCAAGACCGGCTCGGCTGTTTTCCATTTGCCTTCAAGGTCGCGAAATTTCGTTCGCCAGTTCGCGGCTTCGCGCCGCAACTTGGCAATCTCATCATTACCAGATGACGCCTGTTCATCGGTGGGTTCGTCGCCGCCCGCCTGGGGCAGCAGTTCATCGCTCATGTGCTATGTTTCCTCAACTCCAAATAGGCTTTCGCCGCTTCGTCCAGGGGCCTGCCCTGTTTCGTCAATACGTCCTCAAGCCATTTCGCCAACTGTGCCGGAAAGACAATGCGCCGCTCGTTTGTCGGCGTGCTGTCCGGCGTTGGCGCGCCCATCAGCCACAAGTCGCGGATGGTATTTTCGCCCCAAGCGTAGCCCAGTGTCAGCGGCCCTAGAATGGCGACGATTTGTGCATACGTCACTTGCAGCGGCGGGTACTGGCGGTATTCGGCTATGTCTAGCGTCTTTGACTGTTCCATCGTTTGCCTTTAGCAAAACAAAAGGCGCATCGTTGCCGATACGCCCCTTGCGTTTTCTCGGTACGATGCGCCTAGACTTGCGCTTGTATGGTATTGTCAACGTCCTACTGTTGCGGCGCGGCCTCTGCTGTGTCGTGCTGTCGCACTTGTTCGGCGAGAGCCACTAGGTCATATTCGATAGTGCCGCCGCGGTCAACAAACTGCACAATGCCGCGCTGGTAATCAAAGTTCGCCGCAAAACGTCCGTTTTTGTGCAGCAGACGGACATAAGTTGGTTTGATTATATCATGCAGCCCCATGCGAATCAATACCCCTCTCTGCGCCTATTTGCGCCCTAGCCATAAAAACTGAACTCTTTACGGTGGGTGGGTTGCGCCTGCGTGCTGCGCGCCGCCACGATATACCCCCATGCCATCTGTGCGACTTGCGCCTGCACCGTCACCGGCAAGCCTGTCTCTACTGCCACCAGCACATAACGCCGCCGCAATTCCTGCAATGTACCGTACTCATCTAGCACGTCAATGTTGTGCGTGCGCAGTAGGTCAGACGCCAACGCCCGCGCCACCAGGTCAAGCGATACCAGGGTCAGGCCGAAATAGGATAGGATGCGCGTTATCATGCCAACTCCCGTAGCGGCGTCACCGCGATAGATGGCCCCCAAATCGGGTTGGGCTTGACGGTCACAATCTCGCCCAAATCAAAGTCGCCATTCTGCCAGGCGTAGTAGCGCCCCTTGCCTAAAATGTCGCGCTGCGTGTCGGCGGGCTGTTCCTCGAACCACTCGCGCCCCAACTTCCACTTGGGGCTAGGCATACCCTCCACCAGCGGCACCATCGTGCAGCGCCCCTGCGGGTGTTCGGGCATTTCTTCGCCTAGCTCGTAGGTATGCCCTTCGTCCATCAGGCAGGCGGCGCAGACTCGGCTGTCGTGTGTAGCTAGGCGCTTGTAAGCGTTGACGACGCCACTAGCTAGATAACTCTCACGGTTGGCCTGGCGATAAACTCTCAGGGTTCCAGTACGGCTAATGACCATCATCCTATCCAGGCTGCCTGTTGCGCCCTGGGCCATCAAGCGCGCCGTCTTGCGCGGGTTGTAGCCAAGCGCCACGCCGTTAATAAGCTCCTGCGTCAGCCCATCGGCAGCCAGGGGCCACGACTGTGCGATCAGCGTGCGCAGTGGCGAACCACTGCCTGTCAGCCCGACCATGTACTCCACGGCCTCCACGGGCAGACGGTTAAAGCCCGCCGTGATGCCCTGCGCGGTGATAGCGTTCTCGGCATGGGCGATACCCAGTCGTGCAAGCTGTCGTTGGCGGTCGGCGATGGTGCGCGCCGTGTAATCACTGTAGCGTTCCAACTCCCCTGTCAATTGCACCAGAAGCTGCCTATAACGCGCGTCGTCCATCAGGAGTTCACGCGACACTGTGCCCCCATCGCGCTTGATAGCATCCATCTGCCACGCCAGCGCCTCCATTTGGCCCATGAGACGCCGCTCGACGCCCAACCAACGCCGCGCCATCTCTTGCATTTGAGCGCGTTCGTCGCGCAGCAAGGCGGCTTTCCACTGGCGCATGACGGTGATGACGGTTGAGTCTGGCATGGTTATTCTTCTTGCGCGGATGGCCTGACTAAGCCCCGCACGATATAAGACACATAAGGCTGGCTAACATCGTAACGGCGTGCGATTTCGTGTTGGCTGATACCAGTCGCCGCCAACGCGCGGATCTCCCTATCGCGGTCAGTCTCTACCTTGTCCCTGGTCTGCCCTATCCACTTGCCAAGTACATGCCGAGCGTGGCGCGCATTTTCTCGGTGGGTCACATACTCGAGGTTGCTGATATGGTTGTTCGTCTTGTTGCCATCCTTGTGATTGACTTCCAGTTCGGACGGCCCAACAAAGGCAAGCATTACCAGGCGATGCACCGAGTAGTTCTTGTCCACCCCACCAATACGGAGTCGGTGAAACAGATAGCCGATATTAGAAACAAAGTTCTTGAGATATAGCGGTTCGGTATGCCATTGCTTGCGGTAACGATAGGAACGGACGCGCCCATAGTTCGATACCTCGTAGCGTCCTTCACTACCAGGTAGCTCGCGCCATTCTTCGTCTTTTTGCGCAGATTGCTTGGGGAACGTAAAATGAAGTTGCATCAGAAACTTACCCTTTCTGGTGTCAGGCAGCGGGATGCTAGTAACATCGCCGCTGCCACTTTTTCTATTTGAGGTGTCTAAATTATACCACATTTAGGACTTCTCCGCATAGCACATATAAGCTAAAAGCACGTCAAAATAGGTTGGTTAAAGAAACATTTTCTCAACCCAATTATCGGCGTGGCGCTTGTTATCCCGCATTATAATCATGCAAAATCACTTCTTCGTCGCCATCAAAGGACAATTCCACGCACAATGTTTTTTTGGGATTCGTCCAGGGAGTTGGCAGATTATAGTA